TAAAAAAATTCCATCATATCTGACAAGATAAATCAGTAGGGCTTCATCGGTCATTCAGAGTTATTTTAATAAAAATAATGATGAATTGTTATATTATAACCATATATTTATAATAATAATACTACACTCATACTTTACAGTTATTTCTGATAATATGGATCAGAAATAACTATTCCTCTTAAAAATGGATCATTAATTTGTCCAATTTTAATTGGAATAGCTGTAAATGAAAAGGGAATAAGGTGTAAAACAAATGAGATAGGACAAATATATATTTATACTAAGATTTTAGGAGAATATGAAGATAGTGAGAAAGCAACTACAATTATCAATAATAAGAGATATTTAATAACATCGGATACAGGAAGATATTTAGAATCAGATGATGTACAATTTATAAATAGAAGTATATTTAAGAAGGATGGTTACGTAGTTAATTTTAACCATATAAAAGAAGTACTTCAGGATCATCCGAATATTAATAATTCTGAGGTTAATAATTATTATGATTTAGTATCAGATAAACACCAATTAGCCGTATATATTATATTAAATTATATGGATGATAAAGTAGATAAATTAGATATTTATTCATATCTAAAAGAAAAGATAGATAAATACATGTTGCCGAATTGGATAATTTATGTAGATAAATTTCCATATACAGAGTCAAATAAGATAGATAGAAAAAGATTACCTAAACCAAAATTTTATGATAGTATATTAAGCTTGCAAGAAAATATTACTAAAAATGTATATAATAACAATAATACTATTAATGATATTAAGAAGATAATATTAGATGCTAGTGATATAACCATAGATGATATTAATAGATCTTTTAATAATTATGGCATAGATTCTCTCGAAGGAGTTATAATTAATAAATTAATAGGAAAAACATATAATTTAAGTTTTTCTGATATGAATTCTGTTATACAAAAATATGATACTTTGAATAAATTATCCAATTATATTGATAACTACAACCAACCAAATACTAATAATAGCAAAAAAGAAGATAATGAGATTTACAAATATGTTAGAAATGTAAATAATAGTAATATATTATTTGTAATATTTATGGGTATTAATAATGGTTGTGGATCTTTTGATTATATTAATGATATTAAAGAAGTCGGTGCTGATTGTTTGGCCATATATCATCCAAATTATACGAATATATCATCATACCAAGATTTAAAATATGCTAAAGTTTTGGATGATTACTGTAAAAGATATAGTCATAATATATTTATAGGGAATTCTAGTGGATGTGAAGGAGTCCTTTTTTATAGCAATTTATGTGATATAGGTGTGGCATCAGGAGCTCCGTTATATAAAGATCCTGTAGTTCTAAATAGGGCTATAAGTAGAATTGAAAGTGGATCAGATATACGATTATATTACGGAAATACAGTTGATTATAATGCGATTAAAAGATATCCAAAGGCTAATATATATAAAAATCCAAATTATACATCTAATAGTCATGGAATATTTGGTATCAAAATGAGCTATGTTCCATTTCTAAATAATTTATTGACTGATGTCACAGGTGCAAATACAAAGGAGAAAGAATTATTGGAAAAAGAATTATTGGAAAAAGAATTATTGGAAAAAGAATTATTGAAGCAAGAATTGCTAAAAGTTGGTGTTTTATTTGAGCTAAATAATTATTATAAAGAGCAGATTGAATGTATGGGATTTGAATGTTATATATGTCAGGATAGGTATGATTATGATGTTATATTGGCTAAATCAACAGATACATTATGCAAAGATGTGTTATGCAAGTATGATAAATTAAAATTGATATGTTTATGTGGAGCAGGAAAAGATAGGATTGATACTGTATATTGTGATAAAAATAATATAACAATTAGAAATATTGATGATCATGAACCTGTTGTGGAATATATATTGGGAATGATGATATATGAATTGAGAAATTTAGGTAGTGACGGTATGTATGCAAAAAGTTTATACCATAGCAATATTGGTTTGATAGGATATGGTAATATAGGAAAGAATTTAGATAATATTGTAAAAGTATTAGGTGCAAATACATTAATTTACAGTAAATCAATACGAGATAATACATTAGAATATATATTTGAAAATTCTGATATAGTTGTCATATCAGTACCTCTAACGGATTATACAAGAGGCCTAATAAGTTGCAAACAGTTAGAAAGGTTAAAAGAAAATGCTATTGTGATAAGTGTTGGTAGAAAAGAAATATTTAATTTAGAAGATTTAGAAAAATATGTACAAAATAGTAGGGTTAAAGTAATTATGGATATATATGATAGTAATAATATGGAAATGTTTAAGAAATTCGATAATATGATATTAACTAACCATATAGCTGCAAAAACAGTTGATTTTTATGATACATTTTTATCAAGAATGATAGATAATTTGAGTATGGAACTAGGAGAAAAAAATTGATAAATTATTTTATAAACTATCAGTAGTATTATAAAATAAGTAATAATGGATAATTTAGCTGTTAATATACCTATAGATAGACTAAATTGTATTATTTGCATGTCATTACCTATTAATAATATATATACATGTAATAACGGAACACATATAGTATGTGGCAAATGTTATCCGAAATATGGCAAAAATAAATGTCCTATTTGTGGAGATGCTTCTAAATTAGCTCCAAATAAATTTTTGGATAAAATATTATTTACAGATTGTCCTAATAAAGGTTGTACAGATAAAATATTATATATAGATACTGAACATGAAGAGCAATGTATATGTAAAATGCAAAAATGTTTTTTGTGTGATACTATGTTACAAATAGCAGATATAGGGTATCACTTAATGGATAATCATGAATGGAGTTATTGCCAAGATTTTAATATTAATGTATCTATCTCTAAAAATGTAATCGAGACACATATTTATAAACAAAAATATTCTATAATTTTGGCCAAATCGGAAGAAACTTGTATCAAATTAGCTTTTATATCTATTTTAAGTGATAAATGTACAAAAAAAGTTTATGGGACTTGCAAGAATAATATATGTGTAATGGCGATGGATATACCGTTAACAACAAACTTAAATAATATATTGTGGGTTAGTTTTGACAAATTTTACTCAAAATTATATTTTTGCAAAAATCGTTATAATTGTAGGAATGGCACAAATGATTCTGAATCAGATGTGGATTCAGAATGGTATCCAGAATATTCGGATTCGGAAGAAGATGAGCTTGAGGAGGAAGAAGATGAGGAAGAAAATGAGCTTGAGGTGGAAGATAAGGAGGAGGAAGATGAAGTAGAAGATAAAGTGGAAGATGATGATATAAAAGAGGAGGAAGGGGAGGAATATGAGCATATATATGATGTAAATAGTAGAGTTATTGATTTGAAATGTCCTGTACGTGAGGAGGATAAAGATTTCATGTAATACAATATATGAAAATAATAGCAAAAAATTGATAGTTTTAATTTATACTTGTTATTATCATTAATACCATAAGTATACTAATATATCAATATGGCAGATTTGGATAGTACTTGCGATATTAAAAATATTGATTTAGATAAAGATCCAGAAGAATTATACAAATTATGCAAAGATGATGATGATATTGGTATATTATTAGATAGATTGTATGATGCTAGTAATTTTAAATCATATGAGGCTATACTAGTCCATATGTATGAAGAAACTGGTTCTCCTTCTGGAAAATTAATAAAATACTATTATGACATTCGGGATTGTGAAAATATGTTTAAGTATGGATATATAGGTACATCACAAGATAAATATTATGCATATTTGATCCTTGGTGATTTTTTTGCTAGTATAGGAGATTACAAAAATGCCAAAAAATATTATAAAAGGTCTATAACTTTATCAGACAAAAATTTTGGTATTACAAATATTGCAAAAATGTATTTAGATATTAACGACAAAGTGAAAGCTCTGAAATACCTGAAAAAAGGAACTATACTTGGATTATGTAATTGTGTTAAGTATTTAGTTAAAAATTATAGAATGTTAAAAATGGCAGTATGTGACGTAACAGAATTATTATATGAAAGTTTAGATGAAAAAATTATACCAAAATGTGCTTATTGGTTGGCTGAAAATGCACGAAATGAAGAAGATATAAATAGATTATCTGAAAAAATCAAAGATGATAAGACATTATATAATACATGTATGGCTATATATTATAAAACTAGAGACATAGAAAAATGTGCAGATTTTTTTTCTGATATTGATGTAAAACAGGGGAAAAATATATTAGACTATATAAGTAAACATAACAATTTTGATGTTCTTGTGCCTATATATATTAAATTATACAAATACCTACCTGTAGGTCCTAGGAAAAAATTATGCAAATATATGGTTCCAGTCATTAAATATAGTAACACATGGAAATCCATAACTGATCCTGAAAAAAAGAATTGTGTTATATGTACTGAAACAAAGATAATGTATGAATTGCCGTGTAAACATGAATTATGTATTGATTGTTATGGTAAAGTTAAAGATATATGTCCTTTTTGTAAAGCCCAATTTTAATTTATAAATAATTTATGGAATAGTAATATAGGAATGTTGTATTGTGTGATTAGAGAAGTGTATGATAATAAAGGTAATACGTGCCAAAATGAGTTAGTAGGATACCTTAATAAAATGGAAGAATTTCCTGTTTTAGTAAGAGAGACTGCTAAGAATTATTGCGAAAATATATATACTGAAGTATTAGAGGAAATAGATATTAATAAAATGGAAGATGGTAAGTTTCTAGCATTCAATCATAACAACAGGCAAGCATTTCTATATAACAAAGAAACAACCATAACAAGTGGATATTTTTATAATAGTTACAATACAAATATAAATAAAATAGTTAAATGGTATGTTGTAGACATAGATAAAGTATCCCTTAAGAAAAGTTTCCATTTTTTATTTAGTAAATCAAATAAGAATAAAAAAGATTAGCAAATAAGTATATTGTATATTTAGTGTCCATATAATTAGTAGCAATTACCTATTAATTACATGTATTTATTGGATTTTATCTCCTAATATATATTTATCAAACATATATTCACCAAGACCTTTTCCATGTCCTTCAATACATCTTTTTATATTTGTTATATGGCCATGTATCTCTCTCATAGAATCAACTTGTTCTATTAAAAATGTACTTTCAAGAGTATCTGTTAATTGAGCATCATTATATTTATCTGCAAGCTTGTGAATATCAAGTAAGGATTGATTAACAACTGTTTCAATATTAAGTGCCATTTCAAATGCTTCTAATAAATTGTTACAATTATTATCTGGTGCAGAAATAGGTCCTAGCTTAACACACCCACCTCTTTTATTTACATAATTTATAAACATTTGGGCATGTTGCTTTTCTTCCTGAGATGCATTATAGAAATATTTTGTAACATTTGGAAGGTCAATATCAGGATGTTCAAAAAAGCTACCCATTGACAAATATATATGTGAAGCATATAATTCCATATTAATCTGGTCATTTAATGCCTTTTCACAATCTGGATGAAAATTATGTCTACAACTCATAATATATGTTATTAATGCAAGTATCTTTAAATGTATATTATTTACCGCTGTATTTTTGTAATATTATATACAACTGGATTATGATCAGAATAATTGCATTGAATAGTCTCAGTACTTACTATTTTAACCTTATCTATCTTAACAAAACACATATCAGTTCGCGTGCCATATGGATTTGTTGATTTTTTGCTACCAGAGTTAATATATCCTTTTTCTCTTAAAAAATCAGCTTCAGGATCATTATATGAAAAATTAAAATCACCCACTATAACATCTGGTTTATTATCTAATATATTATTTAATTGGTCTAATCTCATATCAATATTAATCTTTTCCATATCATTACGTACTTTGGAACCTTTCAAATATCTATATTCTGGATATCCCATTTCTAAATGTACATGTGCAATCTTAATTCCTTTTATTACTGATATAATACAAGTCCTAACATATTTATATACTGTCATATCAAATTTCTTAGGATTCACTATAGGATGTTTTGTAAGATTTACAATAAATAATCTGTTTTGCTTTCGAGGCAAACCATTTGGAGATGTTATTATATTATATCCTTTCCTCTTCTGATCATCTATATATTTATTGTGCAAATTTGGATGTATAAATACTTCTTGTAATAATATTATGTCTGTATTTGCTCCATATACTAATTTTTTAATATTGAAATAATTTGTTTTTCTGTAGATATCTTTATTAATATTGATAAATGAGTGAACATTATAGGTTAGTATAGACAATATATTTTTATCTTTCAGAGTATTTACATATTCGCATTTTGTATTTTCCAAATAAAATTTAATTTGGTTAAAATGGATATTACCACATGCTGTTGGTAATCCAGAGTTCATTATAAGTCCTGTTTTTGGAAGGTTGAACGGCAAGTTCCAATTTATCCAGTATAACGGATGCTTTAAATTTTCAACTGTTTTATTTAATATCGTATATCCCGGAAGGATAATTTCTTCATGATATATACCATCAATATCTGCAAATGCTGTATATATAGATTTTTTTATAAACCCATCTAAATTATATTTTTTTAGAAAATTGAGGTATATATCTTTCATTATAACTGTTTCTAAATAATAATGATACCTTACACCATAAAATACTGGCATGATATCAGCTTCTTTTTTAATATTACATTCATGACTTAATGAATATTTGGTATTGATTTTATCCATCGTCCATATCTCAACCCACCCACTCTTTTTCTTGATGAGATTTTTATGATTTGCAAGAGTTAATTCATATCCAGTAATGTATTTAATATTTTCGATATATTTATCACTGTTATCAGGATAATATTCCTTTATAAAATTAATTAATTTTTCAATATTATCTTTATCAAAATAATCAAACAATTTAAGCTCATTTGTAGTACGTAGAACATTTATACCACCCCATATAGATGCATTTAGTGAATATACCATATATTTGTTGCTGTACCAGTATAATGATTGTTTATTATCATTCAAATATAATCTACTCCTACTTGGGCAAATAAACCCCCCATTAGCTTTGAATATGTTGCTATTATTTTTTATTATTACTATCTTATTTCCATTTTCATCAACTGTTTTGATACTATTATTATAAATACTGTCATTATAACAATTATCTAGTTTTGAATGTAGTTTTGTAACATAGTCAGAATTTATTAATTTTGTTAGATCTTTTAGTAGTTCCTTTCTATTCTGAAATTCACTTATTTTAGTTTCAGGTGTGTCTGTAATTATATACTTATATTTAATGCCAGACATCAAAACTTATATAATTTATACAGTAATTAAAAAATTGATAATGTTATTGTATGTATGAATTATGGGTTATATATCGTTATAGTATACCTAATATGTTTATAAGAATAATAGTATTATTATCGTGTTTGTATGGGATTTTTGCTGTCCCTGATAACTATATTTTAGATTTTGAAACATATCCAGATGGCACTCTAGCAATAGCTGGAGATACACCATTTAATAGTTACGCCCAAGTCGGTATATTTATTACTACGATGAATCCCAAAGATCATCCTCCTATGATTTTTGATTCATCTTCTCCAACTGGAGAAGATCCAGATTTAGGATCTCCAAATAAAGATTTTGGAGGCCCAGGAATAGGGTCAGGAGGATCCTCTGGCTCTTTAGGAGAGAATAACATATCACTTGGAAATATATTAATAATAAGTGAGGATAACAATCCAAATGATCCAGATGATAAGGGATCCGGAGGGTCTATATTTTTTACATTTGATGATATAGCATATGTTAGCTCACTTAATATATTAGATGTTGATCTTAATGAAATTAGTGGGTATGTTGTATTAAAAGATGTTAATGATAATATTATTAAAAACTTGCCTATTTTAGCTTTTGGTGATAATAGTTATCAATTGATGTATTTGAATACATCTGATGTGAAATCTATGGAAGTCCATTTTGGAAAATCTGGAGCTATGGATAATCTCATTTTCGGAATACAAAGTGATCCTAATCTTTATTCTATAGGAGATAAGGTATGGATTGATACTAATCAAGATGGGATACAAAACCCCGAAGAAATAGGCTTAGAAGGAGTAACTGTCCAATTATGTGATACAGATGGAAATGTACTGGCTGATTATATTACTGATAGTGAAGGGTATTACATATTTGAAAGTTTACCTATAGGAGAGTACATAGTCAGATTTTTTAGATTGTCAAATTATATATTTTCCCTATCTAATGTAGGATCTGATGATACTATTGATAGTGATGGCCAATATATAACAAATATTGATATATTTGCAGATACATCTACAATATATCTTGATAATAACAATCTAAACATAGATATGGGGATGTATCAGGACATATCCCCAACAAGTAGTCCGAGTATAACAGCTAGTCCAAGTATAACCAGCAGTCCAAGTATAACCAGCAGTCCGAGTATAACCAGCAGTCCAAGTATAACCAGCAGTCCAAGTATAACCAGCAGTCCTAGTATA